GTATGCGTTAAGGTCTTGTGCGAACTCAGGAGTCCAGCTTGCTTTCAACTTACGAGTCTTAGCAGTTACTGGAATGCTTCTCATTTGCAACTCAATGCTTGGGATGTTCAAGTCTGTATCCAAGTCTCTGTTTGTAGCAGATACTGGCTTAGCCTCGAAGTCACCTCTATCATCGTTAGTAGGCTGTAATGAGAATGATACTGCTGGCGCAAATGTTGGGCCAGTTACAAGTGATCTTGATACAACGAATTGTACGTTAGTACCAACAACTTGTGTGAATGCTTCAATCACATCTAGTTCAGCAGAAGCTGATACTGGTTGGAAAGATCTTACAGCTTCAGCATCGTATGCTGTTCCGTTAGATGATGTCAACGCACCAGTTGGGATTGTTATAGTACAGAATTCATCGATTGATGCTGTATAGTCACCATCGTAGAAAACGTCACCTACACTCACTGATCCAGTCGTCATATTAGCGCTATCTTGAGCAACTAAAGTGTTGATTGAATATCCAAATCTACCAGCTCCGTAAAGACCGTCAGATGGATCAGATGTTGTATCTGTTACACCTTGTAATGTACCAGTTTGGTTTTTTCCTTCTGGATCGAATCCAAATGGGTTTTTATCATTAGCATATTTGAAATCTAGGTAGAATACTAATCCTGATGGTAAGTTCATTGGCTGAACGCTAACAAATTCCTTTGCTGCGATCTCAGCGTAAACTCTCCTAATCAATGGAAGAGCTACTCCTGTCCACTGCTCATATCCTGCACCTGCGGTACCGGCTGTTGTAGCAGAACCCTCTTTCAAAAGCTGTTTTGCTTGGTTTTCCAAAAGAACAGACACTGTTGCCTCTTCTTGTTTGTCACCAAGTCCTTCTAATAGGCCCGTTCTAGACCATTTGGAGATTAAAGCCTTATTTTCGTGGCTTCTGTTTGTTTCTCCCATTCCTTCAAATAAATTCATATCGAATAATTTTTGCTTTTTTTTAGGTTACTTGTTGTAGTTAATTAATTCTGTAAAACGGTTATAAACTCCGTTGCTGTCAGCAATCACTTTTTTCGTTCCTTTTGAACGAGATGATGCGATACCTTCAGTTAGGTTTTTTGCTTTTCTTTTAGGAGCAGCTTTTCTTGCAGGTCTTGCAGTCATTGATTCAGCTAATGTAGCATATACTAATTTAGCTTCTCTAACTGTTTTAACTCTGTCGAAAGTTTCGATGATTTTGACTTTCTTAGTCTCAGTCAATTCACCTTTCTTAAACAACTTGTTTACATAAAGTAATTTAGCTTTAAGTAGGTTCACTTCGTTTAACTTAGAACGTAAGAATTTGATGACGTTGTATGCTTCTTCAAGCTCGTCTTCTTTTTCTTCTTCATCCATAGATTTTTCTTCATCTTCCTCTTCTTTAAGAGCTTTGATGATTTCTTCTAAATCTACTTCTTCTTCGTCATTGCCTTCTTCTAAATCTTCTTCAGAATGATCTTCTTCTTCTTTGTAAAGACCTTTCTTCATTTTTTCTTTAGACGACATTTTTTCTTCTAGATCAGCGTGAGCTTCTCCATCAGATTCAGCGTGAGCTTCTTCTTCCATAGACTCCTCTTCTTCAGCGTGATCTCCTTCAGCCATTTCATCTTCTTCACCTTCTAACTCTCTTAGAATTTCTTCTAATTCGTCATCAGACATTTCAGACTCTTCAGCTTCAGCAGATGCTTCTTCTTCAGATCCTTCGTCAGAAACCTCAACCTCTTCTTCAGATTCAACTTCATCTTCTACCTCAGGTTCACCACCTTCGCCTTCAGACTTCATCTCCTCGTCATCGTGAGACATTTCCATCGTTACTTCTTCATCGTCAGACATTTCATCCATAGGCTCTTCCTCTTCCATCTCTTCTTTGATTTTGTGAGATAGCATAGATTGCAGCTTAGGAGCGAAAGCTTCTTCTAAAGCAACTTTTGCGTTTGCTAATGCAGTTTCACGGACAGCTTTTGCGTCTGCGATTGCATCTTTTAATAATTTGTTCATGAGTTTTGTTTTATGAACGTCCTACAACTATTGGAGTTGCAATTTGAATAATTTATTTAGGACGCCATATCA